AACTAGGGGTTAGACCTAGCACGAAAGATTTTAAAATAGTAGACTCTCTAACAAATGAGATTCAAGGCTGAACCCAATCACACTGGCTCAACACAACTACGTCCACCCCGTGGGTGGTTCATCGTGCTAAAATGTAACTAGGACCTCACTTTCGCATGAGGTGACCACCTTGAGGTGTGAAAGAAGAAGAAACTTATGAAGGGACTCCTTCCAGAGTCTAAAGAGACTGGACCGCAATTATTCGTGGAGCTCCAATGAGATAGCCGAAGCTGAAATCATCTCCGGCAGCCTCATATAGAGTGTATGCACCAAAACAATTGCGAATTCCTCCGTCATCGACAGCTGTAGCCGCTCCACTCGCTGGAAAGGACTGGCCTGAGTAGAAAGAATACATTGGTCTGTCGAGTCCTCGAGGGTCTAGGGACCTCATGATGTCGACTTTGCCTCTACGAATAATAGGGCCATCAACGTTTGAGATAACACCTTCTCCCACGAGGGAAATGGGCGTTTGAGCATAGTACGGGACCTCGAATTCCAAGGTCCCGTTCTGGTCCGGATAGACATAATGCTCGAACACTGAAGAAGTTTGGGTACTTGTAAAAATACCGATTTCTGGATTTTGCAACGTCCCATTCTCGTCGATTTCTGCAGAACGACGAACTATGAGCGGGTCAGATGGTCGAATAGCATCATAGCTGTAACCATCAGTTGCTTCTGAGTATAAATCACGACCGGCGGTTTCATACGTGGTTGCACGCTTGCCCATCGAAATCGGACGCAAACCGTTGGTGACTGGAGTCGCCACCTTGTATCTGCGCGATCCACGCCAAAACCTATACAGGTAGGAAATGTAGTAGAGTGGGCAGCGAGTTGGATAATGCAATGCAGCCACATAATCGCCGAGCTCAAGGCTACCGTCTGGAAGACGATCACTTGGCAAGTAAACGATCTGCGGCTGTGGAGTAGCAGAAGATGTCATTTCTCCAAAGAATGCAGGATCAACTCTCAACTTGTTGTACAAATAGAAGTCATTGTTGAGCGGGATGGGACCCGGGAAACAATAGCTGGCACCATCAAAACTCATATAAGGAAAGGGTTTACCAATTGAAGTTAGCCCAAATCGCTTAATGAGTTGTCTCAAATTGGTTATTTTCTCACCAATGCATAGTTGCTCAGCCATTGTTCGGTCCATCATGCCCATGGGGAATGCAGTAGATGCTGTGTTGTCGACCTGCTCATTATGCTGAACAGCACTGGACGTCAGATTGAACATCTGAGCCTTCCAGGGCTGCTCGACCTCCTCCTCCTCTTCCATTACGTCACCAAGCAATGTTGAACGCGTGGTGACAGCGTAGCGAGAGAAATCAGGAATTGCAAAAGAGATATCGTCTCCCCCTGAAACCCAAAAATTTAGGGGGACGTTGTCTGCGACTGAGTCTGATGCTCTCCGAAGCTCGTTGAGCACAGTTACGGTAATAGTGCCTGTTGAGTATCTCTCCAGATCCCAATTCGCGTTAGCGTATGTGCCAATATAAACCTCTTTCCAAGGCACATTAGAGACATACGGTATCTCGAATTCAAGTTCTGATGAAACACTCAGGTCAAGAATCCAATTATAGGCATTCTCCGGGACTGTGTCAGTAAAGACATCAGCTCCGTAGATGCCAGGGTGATACGTGATACGCAATCTACCTGAGTGAAAAGCTGTTTTCGCAGCCGTAATTCGATATTTGATCGCACCCCTCCACTGTTGAAACATGGAAGCAACGTAGGCCACGGTTGTGGGCATCAAAACAGACCCACTACTACCACTGGCCATGCCAGGAGCAACATTGTTGCGATGTATAATAGTCCCAGCAGGTCTGTCCAAATTCCAAGAAAGTCCCGCACGAAAAATGCAAGACTTGGAACAGACGTAGGCTATGTCCATCTCATCGATGTCAGTTGAGAAAATGCCTCCATCATATGTCAGTCCATTGTCTGGCATCGCTCCAAGTTTGACCGAAAGGTCGATCCCGTCTGCGTTGGTGTACCCCTTTGCTGGGATATTGATGAAGGGGCAAACCTTGTCCAGATTTGTGGGCTTGTTCCATCCCAAAGCCGAAGCGGCTCCACCAATGGCTCGAGACACCCACTCGACAGGGCGCATCAGCGGCCCTAATGTGGGTATTGCACCCAGAGCTGAAGCGGCCTTAGCCACTGAGTTTGCTATTCCGGAAATGGGAGGTCCGGAAGTGGCATGATGTTCCTCTGAACGAGTCTCCATCTGAGCGACCCACTTTTGAGCGGGCACTGAAACTCCCTTAGAAGTTGGCATAGCAAGCTCAATATCCTCAAACCAGGCAAAAATGGTGAATGTCGCCCCCACAGAAAGAGGGGAGACACCAGACTGGATGGTGTTGAGGGGAACAAGATACAGCTCACCCATGTTAGAGTGCGCATCAAGCAGATTGAAATGTGACAAAGGTGAACAGTACGGCATCTTAATTTCTACCGGCGCGTTACTCGCAATGTCAATTTCGACCCCAGGGAAACCTGTCACATTGGCAAGGTTCCCCAGCATGGCCCCTCTATTAGAAACTACATC